CGGAGTAGCCTTGGCAGCCGTTGGCGCTGCTGCTGGTGCAATGGCCATCAAGGTTGGAAAAGAAGCGGTCGCTGCTGCTTCAGACCTTGCCGAATCCACTTCTAAAGTACAAGTAATTTTTGGCAACGCTTCGGAAGAAATTCGCAAATTTGCTTCTCAAGCTGCCAGCAGCCTAGGCCAGACTCGCACACAAGCACAAAACGCTGCCAGCACTTTTGCTACGTTTGGTAAAGCTGCGGGACTAACCGGACAAGACCTTTCAAAGTTTTCTATTGAGTTTGTTAAGTTAGCTTCAGACTTAGCCTCTTTTAACAACACTTCCGTAGATCAAGCAATTGTCGCTTTGGGTGCTGCCCTACGCGGAGAATCCGAGCCAATCCGCTCTTATGGTGTTTTGCTCAATGATGCCACCTTAAAAGCCAAGGCGATGGAGATGGGCATTTACAGCGGCACCGGAACGCTAACAGCCCAACAGAAAGTTCTAGCAGCTCACAAAGTAGTGCTGTCACAGACTACTGATGCTCAAGGCGATTTTGCGCGTACAGCTGACGGAATGGCAAACAGCCAAAGAATTCTTAATGCTCGACTGGAAGAAGCCAAAATAACTTTGGGGGAGGCTTTGCTTCCAATTGCTCTTAACGTAGTTAATTTCTTCAATGACCGCTTCTTGCCAATTATCGAAAAGTTGGCTGGTGCATTTTCTAGCCCTAACGGTACAGGCGTCACAGATCGCATTAAGGAATTTGTCACACAAGCCAGAGATTTCCTTAACCCAATTGTCGAAGCTATTCGCGGAGCTTTTGACCGCGTATCGTCTGCCATTTCAACCAATAAAGGTAACTTTGAATCCATTTTGACGGCAGTTAAATCTCTCTATGATTTCTTCAACACTTACTTAGTGCCCATCATCAAAAACCAAGTGGTCAGCGCAATTGAAGGAATTGGAATTGCTTTTAGCGCAGTCATTAAAGTGATCAGCCCAATAATTGGATTTATCAGCGACGTTGTTAATGGAATTGTCAATGTTGTCGATAGAGCTATCAGAGCCATATTAAGCCTAGTCAATACTGCCGTCGATGCTATTAATGCAGCCATCAATGCTTATAACCGAATTCCTGTATTACCTAACGTTCCAACGGTTCCCAAAGTCGGCGCGTCAAACACAATCACAAATCAAAACACAGTGCCAAGCTCCAAATTACCGTTTGGCGGCGGTTCGACTGGTGGAGGATTAACAAGCACTGGTGGCAGCATTTTAGGCGGAGGTTTGACTGGTAATGCTTTGGGCAATGCTTTGGCTCAAAGTTTAGGTGGAGGAGCCGGAACCAAAGGCAAAGGCACTAAGCCAGCTATGACTTTGATTGAAGAAGTCACACAAGAAAACTTTTTAGCGTCCTTAGAGACTGATTTTAACGTCGCCAAATTTAGAAAAGGCGAAGAGGAATCAATGCGGGGTGTGACTATCAATGTCAATGCTCCAAGCGTTATTGATGAAGAAGGTTTCACTCGCGCTGTTGTGTTGGCTCTTAACAGCTCGACAAATCGCGGCACTGGTGGCGGCGGAAGCCTTAAGGATACGGCTCAAATCCTATGACGTTATGGACTCCTGAATGGCGGGTCAAAGCCAACGGTAACGAAGTCACTTCAGTAGCCCTGACAAATTTGACAGTCACTAGCGGCCGTAATGACATAAACAGCCCGACGTTGCCGGGTTATTGTCAATTGACTTTAATTAACACAGATAACACTGTCTATAACTTTGCCGTCAATACTTCAATCACAATCGAAGTCAAAGACTCAAACGGCGATTATGTAGCTATTTGGGGCGGCCGCATTTCAGACATACGGCAAAGCGTTTCAACGGCGGGAAATACTGCAACGGTGACAACTTTGAACATTACAGCCACAGGCCCACTGGCAAGGCTGCAAAGAGCGACCTTTGATGGCAATTTAGCCGAAGGTTTAGATGGCGCTCAAATCCAAGATTTGCTTGATGAATTGTTATTGAATAGCTGGAACGAACTCCCTCCAGCGGAAACTTGGAATACTTACTCAACGACCGAGACTTGGGCCAATGCGTCTAATATCGGCTTAGGCAATATAGATCCCGGCGAATACACAATGAGCAGCCGACAGCTCACTGATGCTGTTATTTCCTCAGTAGCTAATCAAATTGCTTCTTCAGCTTTAGGCTACTTTTATGAGGACGCCAATGGCTTGATTAGCTATGCCGATGCCAGCCATCGCCAAGATTATTTGACTGCCAATGGGTATATCGATTTGGATGCCGGCAACGCTATTGGGTCCGGAATTGGAATAGTCCAGCGACAAGGTGACTTAGTAAATAAAGTGCTTATTGATTATGGCAACAACTTTGGCTCTCAATACACTTCCGAAGATGCTGAGTCACAAGCCATTTATGGACTTTATGCCGAGCAATTTAGCTCATACGTCAAAAACGCCTCTGACATTGAAGATATGGCTGATCGTCTTATTCAACTAAGAGCTTTCCCTAGCTACCAATTCCAGTCCATTACCTTCCCGCTGCAAAGCCCAGAAATCGATGACACCGATCGCGATGCCCTATTAAATATCTTTATGGGTATGCCAGTGCGGATTACCAACCTACCGCCGCAAATGCTAGGCGGCGAATTTACTGGCTATGTCGAGGGGTGGACCTTTAGGGCGTCAGTGGGCGGCCTTAGCCTAACCCTGACTGCCTCACCTACGGAGTTTTCAGCAGTGGCCCAAAGATGGGAACAAGTCAATGCGGCGGAAAGCTGGAATAGTGTCCTTAATACCTTAGAATGGCAAGACGCGATAGGAGTCATTAGCTAATGGCAACAACGACCAACTTTGGCTGGGAAACCCCAGACGATACCGACCTTGTGAAAGATGGCGCACTTGCGATGCGCACACTGGGTAACGCCATCGATGCGTCCCTTGTTGATCTAAAGGGCGGGACAACCGGACAGGTATTGAGCAAGACTTCAAATACCGATATGGACTTTACTTGGGTGACTAGCGATGATGCCAACGCTATCCAAAATGCGATAGTCGATGCCAAAGGTGATCTCATTACCGCAACCGCAGCCGATACACCAGCTCGCTTAGCAGTCGGCTCAAATGGTGACACTCTTGTCGCGGATAGTTCCTCTAGTGTCGGCCTTCGCTGGCAGGGTAATTATTCAGCCGCAAAAAACAAATTAATCAATGGTGACTTCACAATCAATCAGAGAGCATTTTCAAGCGTCACGGCAACAGGTTATACATTTGATAGATGGAACGCCAATATCGCTGGTGATGGAACTGCGACCTTTACTCCTCAGACTTTCACGTCAGGTGCAGCACCAGTCGCAGGATACGAGGCAACCAACTTTTTACAAATAGCCACAACTGGTCAAACCACTACGGCGGTTAGAAGTTTCGCTGAACAACGTATTGAGGATGTTAGAACTTTTGCGGGTCAGACAATCACCGTTTCCTTTTGGGCTAAGGCCGCATCAGGAACTCCATCCATTGCAGCAGACGTTATCCAAAACTTTGGAAGCGGGGGAAGCACATCGGTAACAGTCGCAGGACAAAAGACTGCCATCACTACGTCTTGGGCTAGATACAGTTTTACCTTTACTGTCGCTTCAATATCTGGCAAAACTATCGGTACAGGCAGTTATTTTTCTGTGCGCCTCTGGACTTCCGCTGGCTCTAACTTCAATACTGAAACCAACACTTTAGGTATTCAAACTGCAACTATCGGGATTTGGGGCGTTCAGTCTGAAGTCGGCAACGTAGCCACCGCGTTTCAAACCGCAACTGGCACACTTCAAGGCGAGTTAGCCGCTTGCCAGAGGTATTACTGGCGACAGACACAAACGTCTGGCTCACCTACACCAAGTGTGGGAACTGGTTTATCTGAAGGAACTACGGCAATCATTATGCCTATTCAAAACCCTGTTCAAATGAGAACTGCTCCTATCGTTTTGGATTACTCAGGATTAGTGGCTTATGATGGCACTACAATTTTTACTCCAACTGATGTGACAGTAAACGCAGGTGGCACTCTGGCTCCAAGATTAAAAATGACTGTTTCTGGGGTAACATCATTCAGACCATATATAGCAATTCTTAATAGTGCTGGAGCGTATCTAGGAATTGGAGCGGAACTATGAGTGAAAATGTAAGAATTGTTGTGGTAGATGAAGTTGAACACGTCATTATTGACCGAGGCAACGGCGAATATACCTCAATGCTCAAAAGCACTTGGGATGAACTAGAGGCCGCAAAAGAAAACGGCACAATCTCGTAGAAGAATGAACTGGAAGCTATCTAAGGCAGCTGCCCAAATAAGAGAGCAGCTCGATGACAATTACCCGGAGCGCAGTCGCAAAAGCGATGGCACTTTGGGCGATGCTCGTCATTCGGCTAGGAAATCGGATCACAACCCGGACAAAAACGGCTGGGTCAGAGCAATTGATTTTACGGCCGACCTAGGGGTTTCAATCGACGAGACGGCAGACCTTGTAGAGCAGATTCGCAAGTACGCTAAACGTGCTAAGAAGAAGCGGATTAGCTACATAATCTATAACGGCAAAATTGCTTCGCCTATCCTAAATTGGAAATGGCGCAAGTATCGGGGCAGTAATCCACACAAGTCGCACTGGCATCTCAGCTTTACGAGCTTAGGTGATGAGGACGGCTCGTTTTTCAATATACCGATGCTTGGAGGCGAAATTGAACGACCTAAAACTTATGGCCGGAAGCTGGGCAAAAACATTTCTAGCGACCGCACTAGCGACCTATCTAGCGGTCGGCTTGGATGCCGAGACAATTCTCAATGCTGCTATTGCTGCCGTATTGCCGAGCATAATTAACTGGCTCAATCC